GATCAACTTCAGATGTTTGAGTGGCTTGATAAGCACGATCCTGCAAAAATACCCTGTGGATGCTATGATGGGTAAATAAATAATTAATTACCCTTTGGTGTAACGGTAGCACAGGGGACTTTGACTCCCCTAGTCATGGTTCAAATCCATGAGGGGTAGCCAACTACTAATTGTAAACGTTTTAGTAGTTAATTATAAATATCATTAGCCCATAGGCTAATCTTTGATAAGTAAAATTAGCTTATACTATCAAAATCATTCGCCTTATTGATCCCAAATGTAGCGTTCTGCCACATTCTTACCTGACTACTCTGAAAGTGCTTTATAGACCCATCCTTGCTCAAGCAAACAGTCCATACGTCATTCTCAAACATCCCTCCACTTTCCACATAGATAGCATACCCATCACCCATAGGCGTGACCACAGGCATCGGGTTACGGAATTCATGAATCATTGCGTGGTTGTAAAATTGGGCCTCCCATAACAGGTCGCTAGATTCTATCAACAGCCAGAACGGCTACGCATAACGCTATAAGTTGATACAATCCCCCTCTTTGAGGGGAGACAACAAAAAACTACTTAAGGAAAGTCAGCTTGTAAAGCGTAGAATCAATCAACTCCGCTATCCCATCCACTAAGTTCTGGATCTCACTAGCCCCTCCAAGCACCCCTCTATTCTCCTCCAGAATCATCTTCACATACATCACAAATACTAAAGCATCATCCTGCTCCTCTACCTCTACAGTTTGATCAGGATACTCAATAAGCTCTCCATTCTTTCCCTGCCACGCCTCAATCACGCTATCAACCAAGTCTGGCATCTTTTGGTAAAACCCCTGCAACGCCTTATGCTCAGAATAGCTCCTGCTCCTCAAATGGAGTACATGACCAATCGTAGCCGAATTCAATAACGTAATAAGTAGTTCTCCTGCGTTCATATCCAAGAACCCTAGCCACCAACCTCACCTCCTGTAAAGAACTTTCTTATACAACTTATTCTACAAGGATCTTTCAATAAAGCAACTTCTCAAATACTGATATTTTTTTACTCGCTCCAGCGCGCCCATATCGTCTCAGCGTCTGGCATGGTAGGGTAGGCCACCACCCGAAAGAGATTCCTTAGGGATGGCAAGGGATGCTTATGCTAGGCCTTGGCCTCGTGCGTCAAGCTATCCTAATCGTACTCTCATCAAACTAGCTCCGCATCTATCACGCTCGACGCATCACTCTGCTTGTCATCCAACCTACCATGATTACCGGCGTCCCTAATCTCACTCACGCCCTGCGTCTTACCTAATGATACAATCAACAAGAACGGATTATTCGCTTGTGGCGTACGATCAGCGAAGTTATCACCGATCATCTTGTTATCCAAACTCAACGCCTCCAGCTTAGACACCATCTTCCTAACCCTCTTAACCCTCCCCTCAGCGTCAACCTCCTCCCGGATCTCCTGCACCAAATCAGCATCAGGGCTTGTCGCATCAGCACGAACCGCCCTAGCCAAAAACGCTCTCTTCTCAGCGAACGAAAGAGCGTCCTGATTGAAACTCTTCTCCTTCAATCTCTGAACATATGCTTTCACTCTGTCCTGTCTAAGTAGTTTGCACCCGTATGAACTCAAGTCCTCAATCTTGCCCGATGTTGTGGAGTAACCTGCCCGTCTAACACTTTCGGCGATGCTCAATCCCTTGGTGACATAATTATCGACGAACTTCTTTTGACGAGTGTTTAATGGCTTGCTCATGAGTGGTGCTTTTTACCTAGTGAAAGTAACCTTGTCAACTTGTGACTTTCTTTAATGGATGAGCCTTCAGCTAAAAGCCGAGAAGAAACAGGAAAGGGGGCTTCGTTCGATGAGTGATTATAAACGGGGGATTTGAAAAGCGTCAAGCATATAATTGTTATATTCTATATAAAATATGTTGAAAGGAATGTGAGAGGTGATGGGTTTTTAAACGCACGAGGAAGCCGTTGTGGTAAGTTAGTACCCTCTCATGATAGATTGTACCTTTTATAAAATAGCCTTTTATTGTCTGAAAGAGTTGGCATGGTTCTTGCTATGGCTTAAAAAGATTGTTGAAAATAGTTTAAGAAATAGCTTGCAATGTCTGAAAGGCTCTTTTAGAGTGTATCCATGATCCCGATTGACTCCCTTGCAAAAACTTCCCGTTTCTATGTCTTGACTCGACTAGGATCATCCCACCTTCATGCTCGTGAATGTCACTTTAATAAGTTTAATGCCAAGGATGGCACTTGCCGAGTGAGTGACTACGGATTCAAAAGGATCAAACTTTCCTTTGACTCTACCATTGAAGCAATAGCACAAAAGGCCTTTGCAACTCGTGAAGAGGCCCATGCAAAACTTTCCCAACTGAAAAACGGTAGGGAGTAACCAAAACACCAACACCACGACATGAAGAACAACGACCCGAAAAAATGCCCACAATGCCAGAAAACCGCCTTCCTTTATATTGTGAAGGATTCCAAGCAAGAGCGAATCAATACAGCTTGTCCCACTTGTTTTATGGTTCACGATGAATCAAGAGGGTGGTTATTTTATCCATTCTTAAACAAGTAACCCAACACCAACACCAACAGGAGAAACACCATGACAACAACAACAGAGACAGCATCAGAGAAAACAGAGAAGAGCATGATTCTAGGGTCAATCGCTCATTTTATATCACAACCCCCACGCCTAGAAGTGAGAAACTATGTTTCCAGCGGCAACGATTGGCAAGGATGGCGTGCAATTCGCCAAGAACGCCAAAGCATCACCAAGGACTTAAAAACCGCCAAATTCATGCTTCCTATGGTACAGGCGCAAGTCCCCCTTGGCATTCTGTTGGAATCCTTCCGAGCTTACTCTGGACGCTTGGAATGGAACGGCGATAAACTGGAATACACTGCTGGTCAATATTTCCCGACCGAATACAGAAAAGCCGCTTGTGCTGTTCTTTCCCAAGCACTTTGGACTACTTGGAGAGAGAATGGATCAAACCCACGAGAGACCGCACAACGCACGCTTCCAAAAGCTGTTGCCTCTTGGTTCAATTAAAAGGAAAACGCATGAAAAAATCCGACCTAATCACCGAATGGAACCGAGCAAAGCAGATCCAAAAGCTGATCCTGCTTTCTTTGACCCTGCTGGCCCTCCTATCCTGTTTAATCGCTCGCCTTGCCTACCTCGCCAACAACTAACCAAACCGACCACAATGACCACAGACCAAGCACAAAAGCTGATTCAATTCATGGGAGCGATTGCATCCCTGATTAAAGAAGTAAAAAGCATACCATCAGGCCACCTTTATGCTCAACTCATGGGTAAAATGTCCCTCGACCAGTATCAAGATATGATTGCCACGCTTCAGAAGGCAGGTCTTGTTAGCCTTAAAAACGACCTTTTAACTTATACAGGAGAATAATATGAAAGAATCACTACGCTTTGTATACGCCTACCAAGAAGAAGAGAGAACAAACCCAGAAAACGGAAAAACCTTTTTCTCTGGTTACTGGGTAAAGATTAAAGAGTGCCAATCGTTCAAACATGCCTTGGATGAAGCGACACGCTTACAAGCCGAAAGTGTAGAACAAGGGAAACCGATTTCCCACTGTGTGAACTCTTAACCATTGAACCTATGGAAAATATACACATCACACCAGAAGTTTATTTCTGCAACACAAACGAAAACGCAATCAAAACGCTTTTTCGTCCGATAAATGGCAGAACAGCATCAGGAACCTTTAAGAAATTAAAGAATCAAATCAGATTCTTTGACCTATCGGGAAAGCTATTTGCTTCCCTTGTAAAGAATCGACACGATGAAATCATATTCGTATCAGCCACCAAAACAGAAGAAGGAATATGGTACTCTTTTTCACTATCAACCGTTGACGAAAAAAGACTAGGCCTTTCGGGTTTATCTTATTTTGAGCAAAAAGAGCTTGAAGAAAAGATATGGGAAACCGCACATTCCGCATAATGAAAAACACAACCGCACCAACACCAGAACCGGAGCCAACCCTTGCCGAGATCATACAAGCCAACGATGAGCTTTTCTCAAAGATCCTCTTGCAACTCGACACCATAAACTCAGAAATCCAAACCATCAATAAAACACTTAAACAAATACAATAAAGGAGCAAATAATGAACATATATAACATCATATTAGAAGCTGCCTTTTTAGG